ATATTGCTGTGCTATCACCCATACCCAAATCCCAAGCCACATAAGTTCTACAGAGATCATCTCTTGTAATCTCGCATAACCTTCCTTTGGATTCGAGGTCGTTAAGTAGTTTTCCATAATAGCTTCCCTCCACGGCAGCCGAGAATGAACACTCGAACTCTTGATTGTATTTGTCCTCGCCCATCTCTTTCTTGGCAGACCATAATTCATCTAAATCTATTATCTTTGTTTCGCTTGCCTTAAACTGTAGTGCTGCCCATCCTTCTTCTTTCCCTGCTCTGTCGAACAGTTCCTTAAAGTGGTTGTTGCCCTTTGGAGTCCCAATAAACAGGCACGATCCTTTTCTATCGGCTAACGCTGGTCTAATGATCTCGTTCCATATCTTAGGATTCTGATCGCCAATTTCGTCTAGCACTACAGCATCGAAGTATTGCCCACGCAAAGAGTCTGGGTTGTCTGATCCGTATAACTGTATTCTTCTGCCAAAGAAATCCACCCTAAGTTCAGCGATATTAGCTGTAGCATCTAATGGTCTTACGAACTCTAAAAGGTAATCCCAAGCTACTCGCTTACTTTGTGAGTATGTTGGACTAATGATTGCGTACCTAGGGTTAGGCTTGTCGTTCTCCATTGCTGCTTTTATCAGCGCATTGAGTGCTGCTACTGTCTTACCCATTCGCCTGTGTGCCACTACCACTACAAAGCGATTTTTATCCATCGCCTCATGGATCTGTAACTGTGGTTCTCTTGGCTTGTAAGGGATGACTACTCTTTTTACTTCGTCATCTGCGTACTCTACTTCTCCCAAGCGACCACCATCTTAAAGATTCCACCTTCTGCATTGCTTAGTTCGGTAGTGTTAACAGGCTTACCATCTATCCTGTCCATAACTTCCTTGATTGCCCAAGGCTCTCCAGCTTCTGCTGACTTGACTAGCTTCTCGGTAATGTTCCTGAGTTTCTTACGATCCTCTTGTACTAGGGCTACTCTTAGTGCATCGTAAAAGAGCTTTCCCTTCTTACCATTCTGGTTGCCTGTAGGTGCGCCACCTTTATTAGTTGGCTCAACTTGTAGATTGTTGTTTTGTGTAGAGTTTTCCATTCCATTCCCTATGGGTTGATGGTTGATGATGTTGTTATTCTACAACACTTTAGTCTAGTAGTCCTTCTACTTTTTGACTATTCTTTTCTAGTATCTTTACATCGGTTGGGTCAAAGACCACAAAGTTAGATGTGCCTTTGTCAGCACCCCTAGACATAGCATCTTTGTAGCGTATGCCTTTAACCCCTAAATCATTTAACATTTTCTCGCCAATTCCTACACCACCAGTAGGATGGATTATTTCCATAGTGTTTAAAAACTGAACTGGGGTTACATCTTTACCAAACAGCAAATTCATATCACCGCCTAGTTCCATCTTCATCTCAGGCGTAATTTGTTTTTTTATCTCGTTTAATGCTTTTTTTACTACTGCGCTTTGTTGACCTAATGGTTTGTCATAATCCATCATTGTTGGGATGTATTCATCAGGTATATCTACTTTGTATAAATTTGCTTGTTTAGGTGAAACATAAGAATTTATAGCTTCAACAACTTCAGGTTTGCTCGTTAAATCTTTATACAACTTTATTTCTTCAGGTGTGTCTGCATATGATTTTAAAAATTTTGCTAAATCTTTTGATGTACCACCTTTATAACCGCCTTCATAAACAAAAGTTGATATTAAATCAGCAGTATTGTAATCAGCACCAGCTTTTTGAAGTTTGTTTAAAACATCTTCTGTATGCCCTCTATAGGCAATATTTCCAGTTCCTAAGTTAGCATAAGATTTTGCAACTTCGGGATTCTCAGCAAAGTACATACCATGTCCATAAGCCTGTGCGCCTTCACCAGTTCCTACCTTGCTAATGTCAAACTTTCCTCGGATCGTATGAGGTGTGCCATGATAGGCAGTAGCACCCATAAGTCCTGGCACTTGTTCCATTAGCCTTGCAAGAGCCTGTCTATCTCCTACATTGATACCACCTTGATCCATTACTAATGCTTTGTCTAGGTCAGACATCTGCGTTTGTAGATTCTGTTGTGCTGTCTGTGCCACATTTCTTGCATAATCCATCACTTGTGGATTGGTCATTGCTGTCATCTGTGGAGGTGTATAGCCTTGTAGAGCCGATGCTAAATTGCCTTGGGTTCTCTGCCCACCTAGCAATCCTGCCATTGATGGTCTTTGCGGAGCTAACAAGCCACCTAATCGGGCTTGTGCCAGATCTAGTAGGCTTGCCATATTTATCCTTTTACGAGTACGACCTTCATGCTATCTACCATCCTAGGTAGGATTGTTAGCATTTGGTCTGATATATTCATTTCTTCTGCTAGTTTGCTTTTAACAAACTGTAGTTCTTTTACAACAAACTTATCTTTCCACCCTAGATACCAATGCCAATCTGTGTAGTAGAGCCAACTGTTTTCGTTAAATGCTCTGACATGGGTTGGGTCTTGCCATGCTCCTAGGCTTAAATCGTATGGCACATGGATGTGGAACTCTCCACCTTCTACAAGTAAATCCTTGCAGTTTGTCATTGCCTTTACTAAGTCTGGGATATGCTCTAAGACATCGTTAGCGATGATCTTGTCAAACATTCCCCTTCTTACTTCTAGGTTACCAAATCGGGTATAGATTGTTACTCCCCAATGAATGTTAGAAATATCTAGCACCCAATCAGGTTTTTTACTTTCCTGTATGTCTGCGTTTAGACAGTCCTCTCGGAAGTCTTTTCCGCTACCTAGATTAAGAGTTTTTTCTGTAAACAACAATAAAGTCTTTCCAATAACCTTCCATCACAGTAGTATAGTCTACAGTAATGTCGTACCCATTTCGCTTTGCCCAAGTCTTTAATGCCCCTGCTGCATCTGGATAAAATCTCCAACAGTCTACAGGAAAGGCATGATAGTCACCTACCGATGGTGCGTTAATGTAGAACAATCCTCTTGGTTTAAGTATTCTTAGTGCCTCTACAAATGTTAGCCAAAACATTTCTGAATGCTCAAAACAAGAGCTTGTAACAATCATATCTGCATAGTTATCTGGCAGAGGGAATGTATAAGCATCCTCTAGCACAATATCTACACCTTTTGCTTCTTGAAAATCTAACCCTACATAGTTGCTTGGTGGTGCTACATCTCTTATGCTTCCATTAACATTTTGAGAACCTATTTCTACAATTGTAGGGTTTACAAATTCACTTGCATAAGTTTGGAAGAACGCTGTTACTGATTGCATTGCAGTAGGATGCATTTACCACTTAACCTTGTCTGCCCAGTACGCTGCACTCATCTTGCCCTTGGCTATGTTCTTAGCGTGTCTTGCCTTAAATGACTTTCTTCTTGCTTTGTCTGCTTGCGACTCGCCCTCTCTTGGTGGGCTACCTGTCATTCCTTGTTGACCAAAACGGATGGTCTTTACCTTATCACCCTCTTTTGCCACGACTACATGGCTTTTAGTAGGGTGGCTAGGTGTCTTTTTGGGTTTGTTATACCCTGCTACACCAATCCGTTCTAGGACTCCTGCAGCTTCTCTAATCTTCACTTTTTGTATCGAGCAGACTTACCAGCTTCTGACATAGCAATAGCCATAGCTTGTTTAGGGTTCTTAACTACCTTCTTAGACTTGCCAGAATGTAGAGTTCCTTCTTTGTACTCGCCCATTACTTTGCCAATCTTCTTCTGTGCCTTGGTCATCATTTTTTAGCTTTCATTGGCTTTGCTGTCTTAGCTGCCTGTTTAAATGCTTTAGCTGTTGGTGCGCCTGGTGTGCCTGGCTTACGCATCTTCTCGCCTGATCCTTCGGCTATGCGTTTTCTCTTTGCTGCGATATTTCCGTAAAGACTATTCTTCATCTTCCATCTCCATTTCTTCTTCCGATCCTTTGGCTTCCCATGCTTGGCAGCCATTCTCATCAGCACATACAAAGTCAAATATAGCACAATGACCCATGCCTTTAGCTACTCCGCACTTGGTCATTTCTTCGCCTTGCATATAGTATTCGCAGGCTTTGCACTTGCCCTCGCCATCTTTGCGCGCCCCATAATTGGCGGTCAAAATGGCTTTCTTCTTGTTGCCTTTATTTATATCGGCATCAACTGTAGATAGTGGGCAAGACTCGGTATCCGACTCTAATAGACCGCCTTCTGACTTTTCAGCCATCTTAGGCTCTTTGCCTAGCAGACCGATCATTATCGACATCCCTTTTTCTTTCATATCTCACCTA